AAAACAGTCAGTGCATTTTCGTAATTTTGCTGAACATTTGTTTGCGCTGATGTCGTACCAATAACATCAGCAAAAACGTCAGCTAACCCACCAAACTCTTTCCTAAGTCTAGTTCTCATAGACCTATACCAGTTTGCCTGATTTATAATTTCTATTGCAGCACTGTCGCCCTGCCGGGCACGATCAACGATTTCAGAAACATCACTTACGGTTGTGTCTACAAGGTTTTGTTTGTGTTCTGCTATCTGTGCTTTACGTTTAGGCCCTTTTAATTTTTCGCCCGGAGGTAAGTGAAATGCGTATGCCGGCAGTTGCCAACGAACTTCAACCGATCCGTTCTTTTTTATTTTAAATGTTGGCTTGTCAGTATTTGTTTGGACGTTTATTGGCAGCCAACCTTGCTCTGTTGGGTATTCATTTTTTATTCTTTCAGCTTCGCTAACTGCAATGCGTAAACTGTTTTTATCTTTAGCATCTCTTGCAAATATTTCTTTTTCAGCTTTTGATAGTTTTACTTTCCGCACTGTGCTGCCAGCAGCAGACAAAGCCGCATCGATTGCTGGCGTTGGATCAACGCCGGCATTTAGAGTTACACTAGTATCAGCCGCACGATCAGCTATTCTGGCATCAGCTGCTTGGCCCAAGCTATCAATTACATTTCTTGCACCAGCGGCGATCTCGGGGCCAACAACTTTGGCAAGTTCACCCGCACCAACCAGACCGCCTACAGCGGTGGCACCAAGCGCAGCTTGCCCTATGTTTTGGACAAGATCAAACTCACCTTGAACCCCGGCTTTCATATCAACATTTTGACGCATTGCGTCATCAGCTGCCATGTACCCCGCGCCTTCATAAATCGCTAATGCTTTTGGGTTTAGCCCCTTTTTAATCATTTGCATGGCTGATGACTTCATTGACTGCGCGAAACCAGCCCGGCCAACAGCACCTATTCCCAAAGTTCCAAGGCCAACATAAGTTGTTGGATCTGACGTTACCCCTTTGAAAAATCTTTTTGTACCGCTCCAACTAAAATCAGGGAGCCGCTCATAGTCCTTAACTAAATGGTACAGAGCAAATTTTGCATTGGCATCAGCATCACGCATTTTCATACTGTTGAATCCAAAATGCGTGATGTTGTGATTTAACTGACCAACAAACTCTAAACCCCATGCGCCGTACTCTTGAGGTGTAGTAGGCGCACGGTGTGCCATTGGAGTGCGCCCTCGCATATAACCGCCACGTATTGCCGCAAGTCGTGCTTGACTAGCGGTCATAGGCTCAGCGTTATTATCTCGCGGTTGCGCCATCCGTGTCCCTGCAACCATTTCTGGCTTTCTGTCAGCTTCAATATGCTCATACAGGGTTTGGCTAGCCCTCATCCACGCTTCATCATTTATAAGCTCATCATCATTAAGATCGGTTGCCGTGTTTGGAATCGGCATATCGTCATTAATAATAGCACCAACGTCTAAATCAATTTCACTAGCTTCATTTATTGACGCAGCATATGGGCCCGTCCCCATCCGGGTTTCTAATCTACGTAGTGCAAAGCTCTCGACTTGATCCATTAATCTGTACCTTGAGTTGTTGAATTACCTGAGCCAAACCAATTACTCCAAAAAGAAGAGTTGTTTTGCTGGTTTTGAAGAGCGGCCTCTTCTTCGGCCTCTAATTTCATTTGAGCCGCTTTAGCAACTGCTTTTCTTTTTAAAAGCTCTATTGTTTCAAATTGAAAAGTTTTTTGGGTTTGTGAAAGATTACTGTTGGTTACGGCTTGCTTTGCAACAATAATGTCCTCGGGTAACCAGTCTTTTGCTGCCTTGCCTACTGCGTCACGAATAAGCCCGTGAGGTGCTAGAAAATTTAACTCTGAGTCAACTGCGCGAAAATACATTTCTTTGACAGAACGATATGCGTCTGCACCTGAGAGCGGATTATCTTCATCATTAGTTAACTCAAAATATCTTATTTCAGCTTCGGCTCTGCGTTCGTAAATATCTTGGTCTGCTTCAAAATTATATTCAGCATCTGCACCAATTACTTTTGCAAGTCGCTTTTTATACTCCACACGTTCTTTATGTGCTGGTGTTTGCGACTTNGCCCTATCCGCATTTGATATAATTTTCTCCAACGAAGTCTGTGTAATTTGCCCATTAGGCCCCATCATATCCATTGCATTAGCTACAATGTTATCAATTTCTTGCTCCGTTTCGGCATTGTGGATTTGTTTATGTATCCCGACAACAATTTCAACATCGTCAATTGGCGCATCACCACCACGCGCAAGCTTTACCATCACTTCAGCTGATTTTGGTGTAATATCACCAGCAGCCTCAGCCTCTAAAATATCGACTTCTGTTGGGCGTTGTTGCTGGTCGTTATCTGTTGCATTTTCACTGTCAGCCAAACGGAACCTTTTAAATAAATTGGCTGCATTTTTCTTTTGTTTTTTATCTAAAACTTTAGCGTCATCACGTTCTTTATTTTCATTCTGCGTAACAAATCTACTAAATAACCGCTCTGACAAAGCATTAGCTTTTGAGGTAAGCGCATTTCTTGTTTCTGGCTGAAGGTCAGAAAACTGGCTTGGATCAAGCAGCTTTTGCAAAACAAGATCAGCGTCAGCTGAACGGCCTGATTGTGCAGCAGCATTTAACTCTTGATTCACTGTTATTTCATCAATGTCGCCGGCCGCAGAAATATTGTACTTAACTGCATCCACATCTTTGATATAACCTAGCTGGCTCATATGTTCATAAAGACCAACCCCAGAGTTATCAAAGTTTTCAAATAATTGATTTGTTGCAGAATTGACCTGTGATTTTGTACCAGTAGCTATTTGCTTTTTTAAGTCGTCAGCTCGTTCTAATAAAACCGCTGTATTGTAATCATATATATTTGTTCTTTGAGTTTTTAAAAAGCTTAACCTATTGGTTTCCTTTAGGTTTGATAGCTCAGCTGCAACAGTAGTCTTTACGCGAGGGTCTTTTATTCCAGCGAGCGTTAGCGACTGAATTTTACCAGCAGCATCATCGTAAACATTACTAGCTTCATCAACGGTTTTGTAACGTGTGTTTTGTGAGTTAATAACAAGATTTTGATATTTGCGATTTGCTTCAGATATTAAAGAGGATGATTGTGCTGCTCGCTCTGCCTTTTTTTCCATCTCGTAAAAAGCAGACGTAACTTTAAAGGCTGTATTTGCAAATTGCGTCATAGCACTTGTACCGGCTGATAAACCGCCCGGGCTTGCTTGAACGCGCATCATTTGACTGCCAACTTGGCTAGTTGCTTTTGTCTGTCTTTCGTATGTTGGAACTCTCATCAGATACCCTTAGCTTTAGCTGCACCAGACAGCAAACTACTGCCAGCTTTGAAAAACCCGGCTTTTCTTGCCGAAGACGCATACATATTATTTAAGTTTGCTTGCATCCGTTGCTCTAAAGCACTTTCGGTTTTTTGTTGTTTACCCACTTGTGCATTATATCGTTGGGTTGCAATTTCTTCGTCAGCCTCATTAGCATTGGCCATTGCTACCTTTAAGGCGGTGCCGCTATCAGCTATCCAACCATTATACCTAAATGATTGCTGGGTCGCGGCTTGCAAATTTTCAAACCTTTTTTCAAACCCAAGTAAGTCAATTTCGGTCTGGTATACAAGCTGTTCGCCTTCTTGCTCTGCAACCTTGGCGTTTCTTTCGTTAATAGACGCATTATAACGATACGCTTTTGCTTGTGCTTTGCCTTCTTGCATTGCACCAATGCCGCCAATAACCGCACTGGCAATCATTAACTCTGGCCCTGCCATTTACTTTAACCTCGCATATCTAAAATAATCTCGGCCATCAACGCCGTACTGGCGCATTAAACCTTCTTGCTTAAAACCTAAATATTCACAAAAATTCACAGCTTGCGGCCAGTCTGAACGGACTGCTGCTTGGACTCGGTTGAATCCGTTTGTCTCTATCAATCGCTCAAAATCACGGTGAATCGCCTTGACCACACTTAGAGCCTTTTTATTGATGCGCCACGTTGCGATTATCCAAGCTTCTCCAACGCCCGGCCATAGGGGCTTAATACCGGCAGAACATACGATGTGCCCGTTGTGAATTGCTGTGAACGCTAAGCCCGGCGCGTAAAGGCCATCACCAAAACCAATGTAATCCTCAAAATTTTCAACTGACGTATCGTTACTGTTTTGATTAAAAATATCGTCAGCATGAGCTGATTTATATTCAATAATCCTAATCACTGGTCAAAGGTAATCAATCGCGGATAAATCGCTAATATTGTTAAAGGTAAAGGCTGGTCTTGTCGGACAACAATGCTAGCCTCAGTCTCAAAGCCCCCACGGAACTCGACCTCTTTATCCCCGGTAAACAAAGGCGTTGCAGTGTCCATAACATTTGCTGATGATCTAAACGGCACGATATCAAGCTCTTTTTCGCCTGAGCCTATTTTTGCACCAACACTCCTGTACACTCTCAAGGTAACGTCATGCACTCGCTTTATTTTGCCTTGGCTTGTACCTTCTTGGCCACCAGCCTCAAGTCGCATAGTTTGCATTGTTGATTTGAATGGCAAACCAACATGAGCGATTTCAGTAGCCCGATCTAGTGTTATAGCTCCACTTGCTACAACCTTGTCCGGGTGTGTAGCCCCATCAGCTAAAATGGAAACTGTCTCGCCCTCTAGGTGCCCAAGGCCGCTCAGTGAGGTAACTGGAACGCCACTATAACTCAAACCACAGTCAACAAAGAAAGCATCAGTTACATCAGATCCAAAGTCAAAAGAGCTGAAAAGCTCAACTTGGCGAACCGTTGAACCATTTACATATCGTTGAACAATAATATAAATCTGATCCTCATCAAGATCCCCGGGCACAACCGCAATGCTTTCAACTTTTGCATGGGTTAAAATATTGTCTGTTTGTTCGGATGTTGGTGCGGATGTCAAAGACACAATATCATTTGTAAAATCTAAAGTAGTTGATAAACGAAATTCATTATCTGATATCTTTTGAACAAAATATTCAGTGTTTTCAGCAAGTCCACCTATTGCTGTTCCGGCAGTGTCGTAAAAAATTAACTCTCCAGTTTCCAAACCATGCGCGACGCTGTAAATATTGGAATTAGCAATATTAATGCCTTGATAAAAATGCTGAACAGTGTCGGTGGATGGTGCTGAGAATAGTTCTAAAGCTGTACCACCAGATGCATTAGCTGCGCTTGACGCGAGCTTTATAGTATTTGCATCGCTTCTTATNACATAATAAAGAGCATCATTTGATAACCCGGTTATGCTGTTTGAGCTTGCGTTATAATACACTACATCGCCGGTTGCTAAGCCATGACTGGACAAAGTTATAGTATTGTTTGATGTGCTTACAGTTGTGGAATTAGCGGTAAAGCTTATTGATTGAGCTATAATGTTTTTTCCAGTATCGGACTTGCCACCAAGAATATGCTTGTGCCACGCGATTACTTGCTCTTCTCGGCGGTAGGTCATCCCGACAAGTTTACCATCATTTAAAACGCACCAAACGACGTTGTCGGGCTCTTGTTGGTGCGCCATTTCTTTGATGCCGCTATCTGTAATATGTTCCGCTAATATGCTTAAATCTGGTGCTTGGTAGCTGTCAGTATCAAAATTATAAACCAGCTCTCTTATCTTTCGTTTAGCTCTCTGGACAAACAGCGTTACGTTGCCGACCTGAACAGGCTGGATGTTTGCTGATCCGTATGAGGCTTGTCTTTTTATCTGGGCGTTAGTGGGGCTCAGAGGCTCCGGGCTGCCTGATGCAGATACAGCAAATTCTCCACCCGAAGTGCCAACAATCAATGCCCGGCTGCTTGTTAGGTATCTAATTACATTAACTTGGCTAGACCCAATTGTGTATATAAGCGCATCGTCAGCGTCAGTTCCGTCAGCAAAGTCTGTAAAGTCTCCAGCAACAGAAAAGAATAGTGTTTGTGGCTGGGTGTTTGTATTTGCAAAAACAAGTCGTTCTTCATAAAATGTTACAGCAGCTGGGAAGCCTGTAGTATTAGAAAATGCACCAAGAGCCCAATTGTCACTTGCTTCTAAAACACCAGCAATCGTTACGTTTTGTCCAGCTGCTTCATCGGTCAGGTCAACGCTAGGGGCAAGAAGCATTGTGTCGGCTGTAACTTCGACCAGCAATGCGTTTGTAACATTATTTCCAGATGTCCCGGCATTGGTGATTGTCACCTTCATGCCTTTTTCAAAACCTTCTTTTATAAAATTACCAGCGGTGTCAGTAACGCGATCATTATGTTCAAGGTTTGTTGTTGATGGGTCACCCTCAAAAAAAGCTATTGTTGTGCCGGTGATTGACGGCATCAACTCAGTTCGTCTATCAGTATTTTCTTGAACAGCAGCCGTTACAGTCGTCGCATTTGTAAAAGCGGTAATTTTGGCAAACCCATCATGCAGCCTAACAATACGGCCAACATCAGTGCTTACAAAAAGATCTGCGCTAGCTGTTATTGTTACATTGCCGGTTCGGCCATTCGCTACAAGGGTTGTGTCTGTTATGTTATCATCTTGCATTGGCCCACGACGAAACGTGACCGCCGTAAATGTCCACGCAGTATCGCTTGTACGGGTTATTTGGTAGACTGGGTGTGAAGGATGCACAATGTACATTATGTCAGCAGATTGAACGTATTTGAGTTCTGCGACTTGTGCGCTAGTGTAAACCGTTGTGACCTCAACAGGGCTACCACTTGACACGACAGTGCCGCCATCCTTGTGGATTCGGAAATATTCATTGCCAAATTCTAGAACGTAAGTTTGTTCAACATTAAACTCAAAAGGAATTAGACGGGTTGCGTTAGCTGCTGTTTTGACAGCATTTACAAACTTTGTGCCCGGTCGTCTTGACGCACCGCCGTGCGGGTGCACAAGAAAGTTTTCTAATTTCTTTGAACCATTAACGTATTTTTGTATGTCGGTTCTGCCATCAAGCCGAGGACTAAGCTCGCCAGATGTGAAATTGTTTAGTGCTGGGCTTGCTTTTGCCATTAGTAACGCGACCTTACAAATGTGTCAGCTTCAAGAGATCCGCTATCAGTTACGCTTGTAATGCTCGCCGGTGTTCCCTCTGTTGCGTCAACAAAACGAGCCTCTGACAGCTTGTTTCTATATAATTCATAAAGATTTGCAGACAGTGCGGCACTACCAACAAGTCCATATGCAACATCAGCGGCAAGGCTTGTTGCTATTGTTTCAGTAAGTGATAGGTCATATTCAGCTGGGTCAGTGACACGGCCCACATAAATCAGATTTACATTAGATTCGTTGGTTAAAATTTTACGGCCTTCAACCCGGTATACTAAATCATGGTAGTCTAGCGACAATACTCGCAGACAATAAGGATCAGTCGGCAATGTAAAAGCATATGAAAACTCAAATGCTGGCGCAGTGCTATCTGCTGCAAGTTTTTGCCTTTGAATTAAACAATTCCAAGGGTGTGCTCTGAAAACAGAATCACGGACAAACTCATAGCGTTGGTTTAAAACTCTCGCAGCTTTACTGTCTTCAGTCAGGCTTGTGATATTTGACGCGCCTATCATGTTCAGTGAGCTGTTACAGATATCCACTACTGATGCCATTTATGTCCCCTGTAATAAAAAAGGGGCAAGATGACCCTGCCCCTTTTATTTTTAGTTAGTTCACAACGTATGATATGAGGAAGCTCATATCACCAGCAGTGCCACCTGTAGCGTTGAAAGTCACCGCCACATAGTAGAACCCGCCCGGATCAGCAGAATCACCAGCCAGCTCATAAACTTTTTGGCCAGCAGTAGTTATATTTGCTGCCTCAAAGCGAACGTCTGCCATTGCTGCTGCATCAGCCACTGATGATGCAAAGACATCTTCGTCTTTCACAACGCCAGCTTCTGTGTACAAACCCACATTAAATGTACAGCTGCCACCAAATGTGTCAGATCCTACAAAGATTTGCGGGATACTTGCATTGGATGGAATTGGTGCAAGCATGACAATGTCATTGTCAGTGCTATCACCAGCTGCCAAAGCAATTGTGCCCTGCGCTACGCGCATAACACCATGCAGATTTGTGGCATCGTTTACTGTTTGTGGGGTAGCTTCAAAGTTAGCCACTAAAGTTGAATTTAATGTTGTCATAACTAGCCCCCCTTACGCTGATTCATCGCACAAGACAGAAACCACTTTGGATTCTTCCATGCGCGTTGCACCAAAAGTTGCACAATAGTAAACTTGAGTTGAATAACTCTTGTCAGACCGCTCATCAATGCGGCTTGTGACGTCCTTACCAACAGCCATTTTGATCCCATCACCAGCCCACGCAAAGCATGTGCGGATNTTAGAAGCAACGGCCAGCCGAGTTGTTGTGATGAACTTGAAACCTAAGAAAGTATCAATGTCACCCTGCACCAAAGCTTTGACAGTATTGAAATCAGAGCTAGTTACAGATGTTGTGTTCAACAACGCCTCAACTTGATCCGGGCCAACGGCAATATACCGTGGGATTGATGGATCTACTGATGCCAGATCAAGAGTTTTCTTGGCTGTAATCAGTTTCGCTATTGTAAGATCAGCTGAACCATGAGCAATAATGTGGCTTGAGTCCATAGCTGTACTTGTAGCCCCGGCCTTTCCAGTCAAAGAACTACCAGTGGCAGCAGCAATGATTGTGTCGTCCATAGCCCGGCCCATCGCAGCAGCAGCTGCTTTGGCATATGAGCTTGTAGGGTCAGCAAGAAGTCTTACCTTGTCGCTATCGTCAATAAGGTCAGCCCATTCATAGCTGTCCATTGTAACCATTCTTCGTGAATGGGGGGTTTCGACCATGGGTGTGTCCCCATGACGAGAAGTGCGTTTTACCGCAGCAGAAGATCCAATTTGATCAAAGAAAGCTTTTTCGCCTGTTACACTTTCTTCATCAACAGAACCACGCAGCAAAGAACCCATTTGCTGAGACAGCATGGATACGTTGTTGCTAAACTGCTGGACAAACGCGGTTGTGATTTGAGTGCTCATTGCACATTCCTTTCACTTTGCGTTTAAAAATATCGCTACCCGACAGACCGCCGGACGAAAGGTTTTGCAAGTAACGTGTTGCGACGCGGGGGCTAGTAAGCTTTTCCCGATTGTTTGCTTTGGCTTTTGCTCTCTTGGGCCAATGGCTTATCAAGAGGCTTTAAAACCCACTGCAAATTTTTTTCGGCATGACTCAGCGGATCGGAAATAACCGCAGCTGATCCGGTTTCCATCGTTAGACGAAGAACCTCTAGCCGTAATTCTTGATTATCCAATTGTTATCTCCGTTAGCCGTAGACTTTCTTGGACATACCAATCATGTTCTGGGTGCCGGGCATCCCACAATGGGCCGCCGGGGGCTCTGATTTCAGCAAGCTTGGCAGCTGCTTCAGATGGTGCCATTGCACCGTTTGATTTTACGCCCTCAAGCGTATCTTCACCCATTTTTTCTTTCATAAACTGGCCAATGTTGACCATCATTTTAATAATGTCAGGGTGGTCACCCAATGTTCGACCATCAGCAAGCTGAATCTCATCGATGCCTTCGGCTCCAAATTGTTTGGCGACGGCATTGCCAGTGCTCATACGGTCTTCAAATGCTTGCCCGTACTCTTTTTTTAGCTCGGTTTCAGTATCCATAACCATTTGTTCGGCTTGCCCAGTATCAACTGAGCTTTGGCTTTGGTTCATCTCGTTATAATCTTGTAAGACAATCTGAGCTTGGCGCGGTGATAGACCAGCTTTGTGCGCCGTGCCTTTAAACCACTCCAACATTTTTTCATTTGGCTCTTGGCCTTCTGGCAAATTGTTTGACAGCTCATAGCCTGACGGCTCTTCTGGTCTACCTAACTTTGTATATACGTTATTCCAATCATCATCGGTCGCATGTTTTCCGGGCAATGCAATTTTGTCTGCCCCGATCATAGACTGTGCGTTGACATAGCCTTTGGCCAGTGAACCTACATCTTTAATTGTGTCTAGTGATTTGTGACCCCGGATTTCTTCCGGGATGCTTGAACGCCAATCATCGGCGACAGACTGGGTTACCTCTGCGTCAGCAAAGACCTCAGTTACCTGTTCTTCATTCATCGTTCATCATATCCTCTAGTTGTTTCATGTCACGCAGCATCGATTTTATAAAAAGCACTACCGTTCGCTGCCCTTCACGGTAGGCTGTCTCAGTTGGCTCGGGCGAAAACGTGGTCGCGTGTTCGCAAAATCTATGGCCTAAGTCCTCAAGTATTTGCTGCCCGTCAGACGATGAAAATACTGTTTTGTAAAGTTGCCTTAGATCATCTGGTGTCATTGCTGCACTGCCTTGACCATCGGTGCAGCTGCGCCAGCGGCCTCAGCTGCTTGAGCTTGTTGCTCCATCTGCCGCTGTTGTTCCATTTGTTGCTGACGTTGTTGTCTTATTTGGAATATCTGATCAGATCCGCGCACTGCTGTTGCTGGTACAGACAGAACCTTAATTAGGTGTTTGGTTAGTCCGTCTGGGTCGATGTTATCCAGAATTGACTGATCAAACTGCACAAGTGGCCCCATAAGCTCCAGCAAACGCAGGGCTGACTGCACATCGCCTTGTCGTTGGGCCTTAGCCAATGGGCTTACATATTCGATTTCAATAGTGTTATCCCGCATAAACTCTGGTGCCGGCGGGAAAATCTCTTGGCGTTGAAGAATTGAATAACAACGATCAATTAATGGCTGTAATAACTCGGCCTGTAAACGCCCCAGAACCGGGCCTAGAAGCCTCATTTTCTCTTCTGTCCTTTGTACCACCTCGGTGGCTGTCATCTGCGGCCCTTGGCCAAGTATCAGCTGATCTACAAAGAACGATGACTGGATTGCTTTGCGGCGTTGTTCTTCCATATTTAACCCAAGAGGGTTGTTTGCACCTATATTTAGGGGCTCAATTCGGTCACGACTTCCGCTTCGGTAAAAGTTAAGTCCACCCGGGACAGTGCGGATCGGCAAAATAAAGCCGTCGTCGGGAACAAGCAAGGGAGGGTCTACCTGTTTTTGCGCTGCCCGGATGGTTACCTCGCACATTTTATTGAGCATTTTTATGTCCGGCAGTGCTGTCATAGCAGGGCTGCGGCCATAGCCAATCTCAAACGACGCCTTTAAAAAGCGCGGTGCCATATAAGGAAATTCATCAAAGCCTGATTCGCTCAGGACTGTTTTTTCTTCTGGATCAATATAAACTGATGCAAATGGTTTGTTTTCTGCGTCTACCATAGTCACATCGCGTTCATCACGCGCAAACACGCAATGCAGCAAAGTAATCATTTCATATGGGTTTTCTTGCGCTCTTTTAAGAGCTTTTTGGCTAACCTTATCTTCGCCAAAGCGGTTTATAACAGCACGGGCCGGCATTTTGAATTTACGATATACTGTATCAACGCGCCCGTTTTGATCTTCTGATAGGTAACATTCCGCAATGTGTCTGGTTGAAAAGCGAATATTAAATTCGTCATCACCTTCAACAAAGATAACACCAGTTCCAAAAGTTATAAGGTCGTGATAGAGCTCATGTATCTGTTCAGCAAAGTTTGACCGGGCAAACGTGGCATACATAATGGCTTCAACCGACATCAGCCATTCTTTTGCCTCATCATTGCTGTCCAGATTATCATCCAAGAAGCGCAAGCTAAACCATTTGGTCGCCATGTTAGTCAGCATACCATGCAAGCTAGCAGACAGCAGCTCAGCGGAATGAATGGCAGTGCCATCAAAAATTAATTCTGTACGTTTGTCACCGCCAGATCTTTTTTTTGTTACGTCTGCTTTTCTAGGCACCACATAGTCAGCAATCTCTTGCCAGTGGCTTTCCCATGTATGCCGCTCGTTTTCAAGTGAGCCAAACCGCTTTAGCAGTGTGATGGCTAGATCGTCAGCTATTGCCATTATTTTGTCCTAACAAAGATTTTTTGCTAATGTTGCCGCCTGTGTAGTCTGTTGCACTTCCCAGAATGGTGCGTTGCGGCCTCATTCGACCCGGACGACGCTTACGCCTTTGTCCAAAGGCTCGTTCTGCATCCCTGACATCACCGTCGGTTTCCAGATCTGGCTCTGGAGATGGGTCAATAACAGAGCCGGGTGGATCATCATCTTCATCCGGTGGATCAATTACAGCTGGTGGTTTTGGTTTTGGTAATTTTGGCAGAACTGTTGGCGGCGGTATTGTAGGCGGCGGCGGTGTAGGCGGCTCAGGGTTTGCTATTGGGTCATCAGGTGTGCCGGGCTGTTCGTCATCGTTATTGTCACCAGTATCCCAAACCCCAGTTTCACCTGTGATTGTGTTAAGCCACGTTCCATCAGGATAATACACAATGTCCGGCGGCATTGGCTTTGGTTCTTTTGGCGTGATGTCTACTGGCGGGGTCACAAAGTCAAAATCGTCGTCTACCTCGTCATCATCAACGGGTGGCGGTGGTGGCATTGGTGCGTCATCCGGCCGGCCTGTATAATCATCATCCGTCGTATCGTCATCAATCGGCGGCAAGCTATCAATTTCATCTTGTATGTCATCAAAGAAATCATCTTCCGGGTCACCAATTTCATCAATCGGGTCATCNGGNNATGTTGGTGGGTAAAAGTCATCTGGCGTACCCGGGTTGCTAGCTGGGGGCTCATCAGGCGTGATTGACCCATCATCTGGCGGCCCAGCTGGCGGCAGATCATCAGGATCAGGCGCATCGTCTGGCCGGCCTGTATAATCATCTTCATTATTTGGCGGGTCAGGCTCAGGATCGGGCTCCGGGTCTGGCACATTTGGATTGTCAGGGTAATATGGTGGTGGTGCGGGGTCATTACCGCCACCATCATCATCTGGGCTATCGTCAGCCATGCAGCAAAACAACGGATTTTCCGTTAGGCTACCGTCATTCAGTAATTTTTTGAGCCACGAAGCCAATTTTTTGTTTCGCTGGTCGATACCAACGCCCTATTTCAAAACCACGTTCATTTTTAAAATAACGAACAGTGTCACGAACCATAAAACCTACATGGCCAAATGGTGCGACAAACTCGGCTAGCCACAGATTTCCACCAGATTTCCACTCAGAGCGGCCAATAGAGTAGTTTTCCGGTAACTTTTCTAGAATTTCATCAGATATGAGCGCATAGGCGCAGATGCCAGTGAGCCGCCCATCAGAGTTACGCCATGATCTGTACTGGCCTAGCCTCAACGGGGGCTCAAAAGACCGCCTAATTTTACCTAACGACCAGCTTTGGTGCAATTTGCTGTATCTAAGCAAATCACACACCTCGCCAAAGTTACTTGCCACCGCCCAGCAACGATTTATAGTTTGTTGCCTCATCCGAAATAACGCCTTTAGGGCCCGTTAATATCGTTTTTTTGCGGCTAACCTTGTTCGGATCTTTAATTTTAGAATCCATTTTTGCAGCAACAGCGGATGCCGGTACGGCTTTTGGTGGTGGCGGTGCCGGTGGTGGTGGTGGTGCGGGTGCTGATCCCCCGCCAAATAATCCTGACATTAAGCTACTCCTTGAAGTGGGTTGTAATTACTATCTGCTAAAACTTGCGGTGGCCGATCCATCATCGCCGTATCCTTAATACCTACACCGCAATATCGCCATGCATCTGCTGCATGAGATGACCAGTCATGCACCGGGCTATTCCTAAACGTCCTAAGACGCTCATTATAAGCCCTATGATACTGCCTTAACGCCTCAAGTCCGGCCTTACATTGCACTTTGTCAAACCAGCATTTAGCGAGAAGCATCTGTCCGGCATGGATGCCGTCTTCGACCGGGAGCTTTGGAACAACGCGAAAATTAATACCCAAATCCCACGCGACTTCCCGCCGCGATTTACCTGAGCCAAGCTCTCGCACTTCGATATCATGTGGTGCATTATGCGCTCCATACAAATAATCTTTTTCCTGCAATACCCGGGCATAGTGAGGCAAGCCCTCACCCCTGTTTTCATAAAAATCTATGACATGAACAGCCCGGCCAACCGACTGGGTCATCCATATTGCAGTCGAATCACCAATCCCCAGATCCCACCACGTATCTACCTTCACAGTAGGATCATAAGGAACATTCGTAATGCGCCCCTTCTCGTCAAGCTCGGCAAGCTCTTTTCCAAAAACAGCACCGGCGACATTCGCAACCCACGAACACTCATACTCCTGATTATACTGGTCAGCCGACATCATCGACCTAGCAGCCTCCAGCTCTTCTGCATCAACAACGCCAGTCTCACTAGCCCTATAAAGTGCTGTAAACCACTCAGGCTGCCCCTCAGCAGCACTGTAAAGATCATAAAAAGCATTATGACCCCGAGGCGTTCCAATAAACAACGCACCACCCTTGCGGTCACTCAAAGCCGGCCGGATAATCTCAGGAAACAAACTCTCTGGCATATCAGCCATCTCATCAAGAACACAAAAATCTAAATAAATGCCCCGCAAAGAATCAGGATTCTCCGCACCCAGCAGCTGTATCCTCGCGCCATTAGGCAGATCACAACGCAGCTCAGTCTCGTGAAACCGCGCCATAGGTACAGCCCCAGCGAACTGCTTCAAGTAATCCCACGCGACAGCCTTGGCCTGTTTATAGCTAGGCGCAATATAAGCATAACGCGGGTTGGGCTTCTCGCAAAGTATAGCACCGCGCAACAAGTGATTGATCGCCATGACAGTCTTGCCAAAGCGACGATGACACGAAACAACGCCCCACCTATGCCGATCCAACTGGCCATGCAATTCAGCTTGCAGCTTTCTTGGAGCATAGGGGATCTCAATGTTCATGTGAGACAGTATCTCCTAAAAGTCTATATATCATATAAGGATCGGCGGCCGTTTCTTTGGGGTGGTAGGGGTCGATATTCCCGAAAAACAAGCCCCGGTCAGGTACAATACCCGCACCCACTTTGCCGCCACAAACAATCATAGCCCTGCCAGTCACAAGTCAGTCACAGACCAGACATTGTTAACTGAAATCCAGTTAACTTATGGTCGTACGCGCGAGCACTGTCACTGGCAGACAACACAACACAGTCTAACTAACATCAGCTCCACTCCAGCTTAGCGTAATCGTCCCGCTACTCTGTTGCTTGTCATCAGCCTTGTCGCGTATCCCGAGCGGTTGCATTTGCCTGATATGTTTATCCTTGTGATCCGCTTCTAGCCTACGACGCTGTACCTCAGCCATGGCAAGCTTTGGATCATCGGGAAGCGATGCTTCAACCAAGTCAATGATCTGATCACGCATGACTTCGCACTGTAAATTCCTTGCAATCCTATAAGCCTTATAAGCATCTTCATCTTCTTGAACCCACCGCAAAACAGTACGCCAAGACGGCAATTCAGTACTTTCATTGCAAATTCTGGTTAAAGAACGCCCGTTAGCTATCTCCTCGCAGATCAATTCCATCTGCTTTTTTGTCACTCTAGTTTTTGCCATATCAGTCTCAAAAAAAACCCAGCTACTTGTTGACGAGGGCACGACAAGTAATAGCTGGGCTAGTTAACCAGTTACTATATTACACCGGTTTCTGCCAAAATCCGTGTAATGCAACAACCAACAAAAGGAGATATAGACCACAACTTGTGTAATCATACCAATAAACCTACAAGATTTAGCGCAATCGCGCAATATCATTAATTATATTTGTTTAGCTACTTAACACGATCAGTTCATTGCATGTAATACAATCTAACCAAAGCATCTTTATAGCGACGCTTAACAATACGCGGATCGTTCAACCCAAGTATATGAGCTAGCTTAGACCATGCCGGGCCTCGTTCTCTAAACACAGANGAGGCAGCTACAGCCCAGATCAAACGACGATCTTCCTGATCAAGCTTTGTTAGCACCAAAACCAAAGCATAATCATATCGNTCAACTTGGTCTGGTGTAGCTTTAATCAGTGGTGCTTCNAAAGCATTATAACCATAGCCTGACCACTCTGACTTGTAATCAGGCCAAGCATTAAGTTTTTGCTTGATAATGGCACGAGGCAAGCGACGCTCAGTCTCTGCTGCTTCCTTAAACAGCTCGTCTAATTCAGCTATATCAAGCTTCCTAGCGAGCATTGAGCTTGCTCCACATCTCCTGCAAGCAATCATGCCTATCAAGAGCACATAAAGAACTTAAATCATTCTGCAATTGAACGAATCTATCTCTTGAAAGCTTAGGCTGCAATTTCTTGAGAACTCGCCGTTGCAACTCATCAAGCGGATTTTTGCGATTCCTGTCTATAGCTAAGCTATAGCTATAACTTGTTTTCTTAGCTAAGTTTTTTATTAAAGAATTTATTTGTTTGTTTGCTGAGTAAGTGCTGCGATTATCCAATATCTTGTTATGTGGCGATCTGGCGATTATATTTTTTCGTTCACTCATGTGTCAAGCCCTCTTATTACATTTTGTTAACCTTATTAACTCTCAGGGTTAATTATCCCCATTCATCTCATATTCCACAGCGGCTCGCCAACAGACATCGTTACTACAGAGCAATTTCCCTGAGCCCGTTATTATCCATGTATGAGCCTTGCGATGGTGCATTGTCTTGCATACCCAGCACGGCCGAGGTTCTTCCCGCTTGTCTGAATACCGGCTTTGCGTTTGCTTGTTGTTCATCAATCCATATCCTCAAAACTTGTTTGGCAAGCGCATGTCGCAGATAGTCCAACGTCAAAACGCCCGGCCGGCCTTTTAAATAACTTGGGAGTTCTTGGTAATTAATATCCATGGCGAGCTGGGCATCAGTCCCTAATCGCTTGATAGGAACGCCATACGCCTCTGCAATCCAGAACAGGCCAAACCCCTCGCCAATTAGCCGGGTAATTTCCCTGTCAGCTTCCTTGAGTGCAGCATCTATCATTTTGGCAACAATCCGGTCTCAGACTGGTAAGATGCGCCAGTAAACTCTTCTGTTTTTTTACATGACCCACAAATACGGTTGTAAATACCAAGACTGATGAATGGCTTGCGGCACGTTAGACAGACACGCATATCATTTGACTTGCCACAAAGTTGCTTAACATCTGACATGATCGGCCACCATAATCAGCCCACAAACATTACAGGCCCGGTCTAGTATTGTGCATTTGCATTTCGGACAGCAGCCAGCATTTATTGCTGTCTGCATCGAGCCATCGCCCTCATGCACAATGCCCACACCCTCACAGACCGGGCATAGGTCAAACACTGTTTCTGTCGGCTCCATGCAGTCCCTAACACGCACCCAGCCATCCTTGCAGCTGCCAAAACTGTTCCTGTATGTGCATAAATCACTCATGCCTTAGCCCTAAGCTTTACAAGCGGCTCTAATATCTCTTCTACTTGCTCAAGTGATCTTGCCAGACCGTAATGACAGCCGGCCTCTAAAAGCTTGTCACGCATCAAAATCTGGTTTTCGTTGAGCCGGCCACCTTTTGGTCTTTTCAACTCAATAAAAATTGATGCACTGATTCCTGTTTTGCTTAAATCACTGGGTACAAAAATCTCAAGATCAGGCCAGCCATACTTTGTGCCCATTCGCTTTAATTTTATTTTGAAAGAGACATGGCGTGTGCCTTCGTTCGGCGAATGATGAAAAACGCAGCCCGGTGGCAGGGCAATATCTAGCCACCCCGCAACCTGTCTTTGTAAATCGTCCTCAGTCACGACGTATGTAAAAATCGTTTGGCATGACCTCGCCTTGCGTCAGCAAAATGATTTTATCCATATTGTCAGCTCTAGGAATTAATCTGCCTTTGTCGGAAATCGGCAAACACCATCGACGAACGATTGTAGCGTGTTTAGCCCCCACTAATCTGGCTAGTTCGCTGAAGCTCCAGCCCTTTATTAAACGATAATCATTAAGTTGCATGTGCACATCCCGCCTTATCAATCATCCGTACAATCTAACCTACTTGACGCTGAACGACAAGTAGGTTAGATAATAAAGTTGATTGACCGTAAACGACATACGAGGGAAAATATAATGGTTACATTGTCGAGGTTGCCTACAATGCCAAATAATCTAGAGAAAATGATAGAGCGGTCTGGTCTGCTTAAAAAGCATGTTGCTGAACTAAGAGGCATGGCCCCGGGCTCAATCAGCCGGCACATATCTGGCGCAAATGGATTGTCGCTAGATGATGCTGAAAAATATGCTCAAATTCTAAAATGCAAACCACAAGAAATTTTGTTTGCTAACCCACCCATACCTCTGCTTGCAGTTGTTAAAAGCTGGAAAGAAGCTGACTGGGCTGATGAAGAAGAATTTAAACAATCTCTTATACCGGGCTCAGGTTCTAACGGTGAGCACCCAGACTTGTGCCTTCTTCATCTGTTTTATAAGCCCCATGCTAAAAAGTTTAAAGATCGTGTGTGCTACATGCATGACTATTACACATCTGACACGATGGCAGTGCTTTGGGATTTTAACACTGATCATGTTGATGATATAATGAGCGAATTTTTTAATGGGTGTATTGAAATAGTCAATACAGCCGGCATGTCGCGTTTGACAATAGACAAAGAATGTTTCGGGAAAGTTGCTTACTGTTACACTTCAAACCATGACCTGATTAGAGGGTATTTGTACCAGTCCGGTCGGAAGAAATACAGAATTGAATCAAAGCATTTTGGCACTTTTGACAACGTTGAGCTTTTGTGGGCGTGTCCAGTAATAAATTTAGTTGTTCGCCCGGAGTTGCGCGGCGTTGAGTGGGCTGAGGAAAAGACAGATATAATAATAAAGCGCATGGAGTTCACCAAATCAGTTAAGTGACTTTACATCCTGTGTGAATTGCCTTAGATTATCTCCAGTTATAGAGCTGGAGATAATATTATGTTGTTAGATACACCTGACTGGAGCTCACGCCACAATTTCCATTGGCACTCCAACCCAAAATCTAAACCAGTAGCAAAAACCTTATTCGACAAAGTACATCTTCGACCAAAAATCGAAGCCATGTATGATATCGTTAAAAGCAAAAACGACCCCCGCTTACCAGATGCGTGGGAAACCATTAAAGCGTTAGACTCAAAGTATAATATGTCTGGCAGTTCGGCGATGACCGGCGGGATTCTTGCTCAAGCTGGAGCAGATGCAATTCTACTTAAAAACAAAGAACCAGCTGACGCTATCGCAGAGCAGGTCGAGGCATTTAAAAAATACAAGCCGAGAGACTGGGACGGCGGCAAAGACGTAGAAAAACATAAAAAATATATAGACGAATTACCCGGGGTGATTGAACACTCAGTGCTAGGTCTTCGTGAAGCAATGGCCCGTGACAATAGAATTATTGGTGAAGTTGAATTTATTGAACATTTACCCGGCTTAGCTTTACCGCATAACACAAGACCAGATTACAATCGTCGCGGTGATCTTAAAACCAAGTGGTCACCCCAAAATAAAAAATCTAAATCTGGATGGTCTAAAGCGTCCATGCCAAGTTCACTGACAGGCATGTTTGATATAAAAAATGTGTATCAGGCTGCCGGCTTTTGGGCTTTGAACGGTGGCCAACCGCCATTCATTGTATATGCAAGTTGCACTGACTATAAAATATTTACCCCAGAAAATGCGATTGAACTGACTGACGGTTATTTGGCCGAGGTAGTTGAGCATATCTGTTTAATGCACAAAAGCATGGAAAATATGCTGCGTTCAGCTGACACAAAAGAACAGCTTTTGAGTTTGGTGGCCCCAGATTACACAGAAATTTATTGGGAAGAACCACCGGGGATCATCGCCGAAGCAAAAAAACTGTGGAGGTTTTAATGACAATGAAAGATTGGCTCCGTGAAATTTTTGCAACCCTAATATTTTTTATGGCCATGAGCATGTTTTGCATCTTGCTTGTGCTCATTTTTCCTGACCCCAACCTATGGAGATAGTTATGCAAGCAGATCTTTTAGACTGGCCCGGCAATCCGGGCCCGAATGTACACAAAAACGCAAAAGATACTGAGCGGCTCGCTGCTGAGTTTATAGCACCAAAAGTAACGGGACTACGGCTCAAAGCCCTGCAAAGCCTCGCCGCAGTCCCGTCTGGCCTAACTGGTAGTCAGGTTGCTGACAAGATGGACGCATGGTTGTACAGCGTCAAGCCTCGCCTTACTGAGCTCCAAAATATGGGCTTAGCAGCTGATAGCGGTGCCCGGGCAAAGAATCAGCGAGGCCGGCAAGAAGTTGTGTGGCAAATCACTGATGCCGGTCGTAGTTTTTTGGGGGATACTAATGAATAAAATACCCGAAAAATTAATAAACCTATTTAAAGATATTGGCATTACAAGTGATCAGGCGTTGTGGGACTGTCACGGCACCCCTGTTGTGAATCACAAGTCTTTAGAGCGTGTCGCACATCACCTAGATATATGTTTTGATCAGCCGCAAATAATCGAAAGCAATGCAACAACCAAAACCGTGGTTATGGTTGTGACCGGCCGGCTAGCAACTGAAGAAGGCGAGAAAGTCGAATGGTCATTCGGTGAGGCAGCCCCATACAATAACAAAAATGGATATCCCTTTGCTATGGCTGAGAAGCGAGCAAAAGACCGCGTTATCTTAAAACTTATTGAAATTTCGGGTGACGTTTACAGCAATGAAGAAGCTGAAGATTTTAAGGCCGAAATAGCACGACAAAACCGCGATAATAACGCCGCTGAGGCCCCTCAAGATACCTCAGAAACAGTTTACCCAACAGCACCGCCACCGCCGCCACCGCCTAGTGCTGAGCCGCCTATAAGCGATGGTGATATGTGGAGGCAATGGGTAGACGAACAAAAGTTAAAGCTTGATGGGTTTACGAAGCGATGGGAGTGCACGAAATGGGGCACACACACAATCACCGAACGCAAAAATCTAAAAACATATAGTGCAGAACTAATAGAAGAACTGAAAAGTTATTACGAAGATATCTACAACAACATCAATGAGGCATAAAAAATGGCAAGCCCACATTTATCAAGATCTAAGTTTAAAATGAAGCAAAGCGTTCAAGCACTGGATACCGAAAATCAACCAAAAGAATTTCGGGCTACTGCATTTATTCAATTTAAAACTGAATGGATCGAAGCAGATCGACGGTATGAACGCATGACACCTGAGCAAGAAAAGATCTGCGCTGATCTTGGAAGAAAGCTAGCTGAGGCCGGGGTTGAAATAAGCGTTACTGTTTCGGAGCGCAAAGACGGGTTTGACATCCGCGATTTCCCGAAAGTGATGCAGTTTCAAATGTACACTAATAAAACCGAACCCCAAAAGGAGAAGAGCAATGATGTTGAGTGGTAAGCATTTACTGTCAGCGCGTGAGACTGCCGAATTTTTGTTTGGGAAAAACGACGATGCATCTTATCAAAAAACTTTACGGATTCTTAGGTCAGGGCAAATCCCGACAATCAAGAGCGGCAAAGTTTTTTTTGTTGCCAGAGCGGAACTTGAAAAGCTCGGAGTTGCTAGTTTACCCAGTGGCGGGACAGTTGTGCGTCCTGATTTTGGGTCAGCTAGTAGTCCGAGCGATGACAGCTGAAGAGTTAGACAATATTGCTTTTAGGTTTCACGAAGCCGCTAGGGAAACCCGGCGAAACAAAAGAACGATGGAGACATAAATGGATCTTGTAATGTGTTTCAATAAATTAAAAGACACAGTTTTTGGCAGCAAGCCTGATTTAGAGTCTGGACAAACTGAATACGTAGGGGTCAGGCATACCATTGAGGTAAAATACAATGGCAAAAAGAAATCAGGCCACGCCAAATATGGCTGCACAAAAGGGACAGCAAAATTAATGAATGTAGGTGATTATGCTGTTTTGCCAGACGGACAAGCCCCCGGGCTTTATCAAGCCATTATAAATTTGTATGGCAAAAAATCAGCTAAGAGCCGGAGTATTCAAGGCCAAAAGAAAAAGGTCTGGCGAATTAAATAAAACCAAGGGACAAGATTGGTGCGTGTAGTTTCTGTATCAGCGACAGCGCACTGTAGGGGGAGCAAGATTTTTGGCCTATACATATAATGGCCAACTACTGCTCCCCCGCTCATTAATCTGTCCAGCTCTGAACCACTTCGGGTTTTCCTCTGTCACATTCAAAAGTCATGTATCGGGAAGGTTGCCCGACGAACTCCTTTTGTCTTGGCAAATATCTTTTGTTAGTGACCTCATAAGTTCTGGTGTCATGGTCTTCAGCGAGCTCATGGCGCAACCATTTTTCTACTTTTGGCAATTCTTCTTCAGTCATGGTCGGACAACGAACATCTAACCACTCTGGAAAATCCTTTAAACTGCGACCGTTCCAGCCAGAAATTCTAGAGTTTGCGTTCATGTAATACTGCCAGTTTCCCCTGCGTACCCGTACGCGAATCTCATGGTTGCCAAACTGCCAGCGAGTTTCGTGCGCCCCGAGGGTTTTGATATTACCCCCGACACGATACTTTTCTATCAGCCGGGGCTCCATTAGAACGCTCCAGAGATAGCGTTAGAAACTTCAGCGTCGTGCTCTTCATCATCAAGCCAATGTCCATAAATTTCTGTAGTCGTTTTAATGCTTTTGTGGCCCATTAGATTCGTGATTGTCCACCAATCGTTTTTAAATGTTTTTAGCAGAACTGACGCATAGTAGTGCCGCAAGTCGTGCCACCGGATACGCTGAACACCAGCTGCATCACAAGCTTTGTGTATTGCCGCTAGAAACCGGCTATCGGATAAAAGGCAGCCAGTGCGGGAAGGAAACACAAGGCCCGTCATAGGGCGACCTTGGGCCAACCAATACTCTTTCATTTTTATTTGCATCTGTGATTTGCTGTTGTCGTCGGGAACAGATACTTTTCTCACACCAGCTTTTGTTTTTGTATCACCAACGTCCCCGCGATGCTCAACAGCTTTATCAATTTGTATCTTTTTAAAATCATACTTTAACAGTTCGGGCCATTCCAAAGCACGTTGCTCGCCTTGCCGCAAGCCGGTCGTTGCAGCTAGTTCAGCCCGTAGTGCCCACGTTGGTGTCATGTGTGAAATAATTAAATCAATTGTTTCTGGGTTTGGCATTGCAACCAAGCCCTTGCCGTCACCTTTTGATCCTTTAGCTTTTATACCAAGACTGGGGTTGCTGTTACGGCAGCCTTTATCAATTGCGTAATCCATCATTACCCGGACGTTACCGAGGATGTTTCTAACAGTCTTTGTTGTTCGGCCTTGTTTCAGATCTTTCATAAGATCAAGCTTTATTTGGCCGGGTGTCAGGTCGCGCACCTTTGTATCAGACAACAAGCCGTTGTTAAATTTAAGACCCACAAAACATTTTGCGTGACGTTTCTTTTCGATCATGTTTGAGCGTTTGATTTCACCATCCTCAAACTCTGAATCAATGTGCAAAATGTAGCTGTCACACAACTGCTTAAAACTCCAGTCCCATGACTCACCAGCGTTTGGCGAAATTTCTTGTGACAGGCTGTCTGCATATGCCAAAGCCTCAGACTTAGTTTTGAAAAATTTTTGACTACCGGCATCACCAAGGAATCGCGTGTCTACACAAAAACTGGCGCGGCCTTCTTTTGCCCGTGACTTATACTTTTTGATTTCTATGTTCATGTCACTCTCCCTTTAGCTAATGCCGTTAGCAAAATCATAACCATCAAGATCACGATTGTAGTCAGCCGCCTCTTTAATCTCTGATTCAGCCCATGTGTTTCCATTGGCAATGCTTGGCTTGTCAGTGCCGCCAATCAACAGATACTGCTTACCCTGTTCGGGCTTGTTAGGCTTGGCAACAACGCCGTTGCCGATATAAACGCCGGTGTTCCAATCTGGTTTGATCTGTGGTGTTTTCATTTTACATCTCCCTATGTTTCTATTTATTAACCGTACTATACATATATAGTGACGTTTAACGTAAAGTACAAGGGCGTTTACCCGCACCCCACTTGTTTTGTTGGGACTGAGTTTGTGACCGAGACACAAAAAAAGCCGTTAAAAACTAATGTTTTCAACGACTTGGATGGCGGGAGTGACGGGACTCGAACCTGTTGAAATGTAACACTAATTTACACATAGTGATATATAACAAAAGATTAGATGTCAACGGGATCATTCTATTTCATAGTATATTACCTTGTATTGTGATTTCAGTGTGCTTCAGTCACAAAGATTGTGTGACTTAAAAAGTTACTTTTTCTTTTTTGGAAAGCCGGCCTTCATATTGGCATAAGCTTTATTGCTTATCGTGCTTTTCTTTTTGCTTCTGCTAATGCCCTTTTTCTTACGGGCATTGATGTTTGAATACAAACCTTTGGGCATTTATTTACCTCTCTTTTTTGATCTAACGATTTTATTTTTTAGGGATACCGGCAAAGTCTTTTGCTTTGCGGTAAGCCCTGATTTTTTCATGCTTGGTTTCTTCATTTTTCCGTATGCCATTTAGCTCTCCTATGCTCGCCTAGATTTTGTGCCAGCGCATTTCCACCGCTTCCGTGATAGACGCAACGGGCTGTTTGGATTTCTTGCGGCCTTTGGGTTCTTCTTCATCTGCCCAGCAGAGCGAGCGCAATAGCTATCACCCTTTGGTGTGCCGGGGCGTACCCTTGCGCCGCCGGTCTTGGCCTTACCAGCCTGACCGTAGCTGACCCGCTTGCCTGTT